TATCAGAGAACGATACTGTAGAGGTTCAGCCAGACTTTGAACTTATTGCTTTTGACTTTGTATCAAATCCATCCACACACGGAGCTTTCTTATCACCAACAAATGAAGGTAAATTAAACGAAGGTGTTGGAACAAGAAATGGTACATGTTGTCACGATTGTAAAATTGAAGATATAATCAACGACATATTCAGAGGAGAGTAAGATGAGTGATTATAAAAAAATGATGGGGTATGGTAAAAAAAAGAAAATAGTTGAGAAAAAATCAAAACCCAAAGTAAACAAAGTTCTTGAAAATATAAAAAAGGAATTAAAAATACAAGAAGACTCTTTAGGTGATGCGTTTCATAGAAAAATTAAAGCCTACCAAGATAGAATTGCAAAAGAAAAAGAAGCATATAGAAAAGCCAGAGAACGACAGAAGAAAAAAAATGAATTAAAAGAAGTAGGTGCAGCTCCTCAATATAAAAAATTCGTAAAATCAATTGACAAACAAAGAGATAAAGTTGGAAAAGAAACTTTGAAGTTTGTTGATTTGTTAAGAAAAAAAGGATTAACTGACGCAGCTGATGATTTATTAGATAGTTACAAAAACAATGTAATTAAGTTCGGTGTAGAGATTAAAAAAATTATGAGAGATATTATATAATGCCATCATCATCAAAAGCCCAACAAAGGTTTTTTGGTGTTGTGAAAGCAATGCAAAAAGGTGACATTCCTAAAAAGGGTGGAGCTGGTAAAATAGCAAAGTCAATGACTAAAAAAGATGTTGATGATTTTGCTTCAACTAAACATAAAGGATTACCTAATAAAGTGAAGAGAGAACAAAGAGTTAGAGAATTGATTAAAAAATTAGTTCGTGAAGAATTACAAGAAAATATGTGTTTAGATTTACAAACAGAAAAATGTTGGAAGGGATATGAAAAGAAAGGCATGAAAAAAATGTTTGGTAAAATGTATCCAAATTGCGTAAAAAAAGAAAATGTAGCACCTAATCACGATGGTAAAGCAGCTCCATATGGTTCTGGATACAAAAAAACAAAAAAACTTAAAGAAGTAAGTGGCGTAAAAAAAGTTTTAGACATGGCTGATGGTGGTTTTGGAAAACTTGGTGGTAAAACAGTAGATGGGTTAAGTGCTAATTTGTTTAAAGCTGTTTATAATAAAGCTAATGATAAAACTAAAGAAAAAATTAATAAAATGAATGAAAAACAATTATATGTGTTTATGACTAAATTGTGGAGTAAATTTGGTAAACAGGTGAAACTATAATGATAAAATTAAAAGAATTATTAAACGAAGAAAATGAATCTACTTGGACAATTCTGTATAAAGGTATGATAGGTGGATTTCGTAAAGCAAAAGATAAAAGATTAGATGTAGTTGCTAAAGCTGTAGCCTTTTTTATTAAAACTGAATATGGTATTGGTGCTAAAAATGATTTTATTAAAAAATTTAAGAAGATGCTATAATGATTAAGTTAAAGGATTTATTAAAAGAAGCTATTAGTGGTGCTGATAGAAAAATACTATTTATTCTTATTAGAGAGATAGTTAAAAATCTTAAACCAAAAATTAAGAATTTTGATGTGAATAATAAATCTCATATGGATAGAGTTGGAAGTTCAATTCTTGGTATAATAAGAGCTATGACATATACACCAGATAATGTGAATTATAAAAACTTTAAAAAGTATTTTCCAAAAAACTTTAATAGTAAATTAGTTCAAAAGAAATTACAACAA